GCGTCGAGCGGGCGGTCGGAGCGGCGCTCCAGGACGGGCGGATTGTACCGGCGCAGCGCGAGTGGGCGTTGCAGTACTGCGCGCGCGACTACGAGGGTTTCGCGGCGTTTGCGGCGCGTCAGCCGCGGCTCCGTCTCGGCGAGATCGGGGTGGAGCGCGATACGGCGCCGGTGTATCGGGGGCGGATCGAGAGCAGTGCGCGCGAGGGAGCGGAGCTGGGCGCCGTCGAGCGGGCGGTGTGCGCGCGTCTAGGAATCAGCGCGAGCGCGTACGCGGCGCGGAAGGCCGCGCGAGAATCGGAGCAATGCGGGGTGCTGTGACGCGCGTCTGGCGATATGGCGGGCCGCTGCAAGCGAGCCGCTTAAAGCGAAATAAGGCCGTGCGACAGGGTGTGATGGGGATTGCGCGGGCGCGGCCGGTAGTGCGCGCATTGCAGACTCCTCGCGCGGGAATGGCAGAAGAGACACGGACTGATTAACGACGGTATCGAGCGGGGCGGCGCACAGGGCCGGCGGCAAACAACCAAACAGCGGAGAGCGGTAGGAAGAGATGGCGGCATTAACCAATTCACGCAATACGCCGGAGCTGGCCGACGGCGGGCGCATGCAGGTGTATCCGGTGGAGGCCAACACCACGGTGTATCTGGGCAGCATGGTGGCGCTGGACGCGGCGGGCAACGCGGTCCCGGCGTCGAGTACGCTGGGACTGAAGATTATCGGCCGGGCCGAAATGGTGTTCAACGGCCTGCCGGGGCAGGACGCGGTGAATAATCCCGGGGCGGCGGGGGCGATCTCGATAGTGACGCGGCGCGGCGTGTTTATGTACGCGGTCGCCGACGGATCGCTGGGCGAGGCGCAGATTGGATTGCCGGTGTATGCAGTTGACGACAATTCGGTGTCGCTCTCGGACGGCAGCGGGGCGACCGCGGTGACGGCGCAGGCGGTGACGTTCCCGGCGTCGGCGTCGGCGCAAATAGTCACTGTCGGGCACGAGAATATCAACGCCGTAAAAGTGCATAGCACGGCCGGGGGCGGGACCGTATACGTCGAGGGGACCGACTATGTAGTCAACTATCAAAGCGGGATGCTGATGTTGATTGCGGGCGGGGCGATCGCGCCGGCGGCGAGCGTGTTCGTCGACTATGCATGGGGCGCGGCGACGCGGAGCGTGGCGGGAAAGCTGGTGAATACGGATCCGAGCGGGCAGGTGTGGGTGGACTTTTGGCATCAGTCGGCGTCGGCGGTCTGAGCTGAGGCGGCCTAATCCTGGATGCCTTGCCTCGGGGACGCGGCGGCGGCAGGGACACCGCGCTCCGGCGGCGGAGGGGTCTGCATGGAATCGAGCGGCCATCGAAACTAATCCCCGCCCGCTGTTCTGACGAGCAGCGAGCAAGGCAAGAAAATGCGAACCCGTAGCGGACACGGGTGCGATGCAAGCGAGACGAGATGGAAATTACAGCAGCAAATTTGACGGCGTTATTCACCGGCTTCGACGTGATTTTTCAGCGCGGCTTCGAGCGGCCGCCTTCGTATTACGAGAAGATCGCAACGGTGGTGAAATCGACTTCGCGGCAGACCACGTATCCGTGGCTGGGGCGGACCACGAAGTTTCGCGAGTGGCTCGGCAGCCGGGTGGTGCAGGCGCTGGAGACGCACGCCTACACCATCGCGAACCGCAACTTCGAGGACACGATCAGTATCGATCGCAATGATATCGAGGACGACAACTACGGGGTGTACGAGCCGATTATCGAGCAGCTGGGGTGGGACACGAAAGTGCATCCGGACGTGCTGCTGTTCACGATGATCAACAATGCGATCACGGCGCCGGCGAGCGTGCTGGCGTACGACGGACAGCCATTTTTTTCGGCGGCGCATCCGGTGGGCCCGATGGGGGCGGCCAACGACGCGCGCGACTCCACTGCGTCGAATATCACGTCGTCGGGGTCGGGGCCGTACTGGTTTCTGATCGATGCGTCGCGGGCGCTGCGGCCGTTTATCTTCCAATTGCGGCGCGAGTACGCGATGACGCGGATGAACACGCTGACCGATGAGGCGGTGTTCAACCGGCGCGAGTTCCGGTTCGGCGTCGATGGGCGCGCGAATACGGGAGTCGGGCTGTGGCAGATGGCCTACGCCAGCAATCTGGATTTAAGCGTGCCGGCGAATTACGGGGCGGCGCGTACGGCGATGCGCTCGATCAAGACCGACGGGGGGCTGCCGTTCGGGGCGCTGGTGGATCCGGCGAATGTCTATTTGATGGTGCCGCCGGCGCTGGAAGAGGTGGGGCGGCAGCTGCTGCATTCGGACTTCATGGTGGGCACGGGAGCGAGCCTTTCGGTGCCAACCTCGAATATCTGGAAGGGCAGCGCTCAGCTGATTGTAAGCGAGTATCTCACCGTATAGTCAATCGCGAACCAAGTAAATCCATTGGGGTAGTTGAAGTGGCATACGCATCGCCGAACGACATGATCGCGCGGTATCCGAACCGGGACCTGGTGCAATTGACTAATGAGGATCCGACGCAGACGACGGTGAACACGGCGTTGCTGCAGCAGATGGTTAACGACGCGAGCGTCGAGATCGACAGCTACCTGGAGGGGCGTTTTTTGCTGCCGCTATCCGATCCGCCGGCGGTGCTGAATCTGCTCACCTGCGATATCGCGATGTACCGGCTGCAGGCCCTGCGGCCGGAGCACGATGTGGCGGATGCGCGGCGGCGCTACGAGGATGCGGTCGCGCTGCTGCTGCGGGTGGCGCAGGGCGAGGTGACGCTCGGATTATCGGCGGACAATCTTGAGCCGCCGCAGGCGGAAAACGCGGTGTTAACGCAGGCGGGGGGCGATCCGTCGGGGGTGTCGCCGTCGCGCGTGTTCGATCGCGGGTCGCTCAAGGGCTTCTGATGGCGGTGATGCTGGATAGCCCATGGGCGGGGGCGACGTACGAGCCGCCGGCGGCGCTGGATATAGCGACGCTGGAGACGGCGATCGTGCGTCAGCTGCAAAGCCAGATCAACATGATCGAGATAGCGCACTATCCGGATCGGCCGGAGGCGTACCGGCTAACGCATCGGATTGGCGCGGCGCTGGTGCGTTATGACGGGGCGAAGTACGGCCGTCAGATGGATATTGGCGCAGTGGTGCAAACGCGCACGCTGCGCTTTGCGATCCGGCTTTTGGTCCGCGACCTCGGCTGGAACTACGGCGGGGAGGCGGACGGGACCAGTCCAGGAGCATACGCGCTTTTGGAGGCGATTCGGACGGCGCTGACCGGCTTCACCCAGGCGGGTTGCACGGAGACGCATCCGGTAGAGGAGAAGTTCGTCGAGCGCGATCGGCAGGGCGGGGTGTGGATTTACGAAGCGGTGTACGAATTCACGACGATGGCGATGGAGCTGTCGAGCACGCCCAACTATCCGTTGTTTACGCAGGGCCGGGCGCTCGAGGAAGGCGGTCAGACGGGGGTCATGGTGAATGCGGCGCGATATCAGTTCGACGCGTCGGGCAATATCCAGTTGCCGCAGGGGAATATCTCGTTGGCGGTGGTGGCGAGCGTTCCGCCGGGACAAGTTTATGCGAACGGATTCGACTACACAGTAGATACCGTCAACGGGATTATCAGTTTGATCCCGGGGGCAAAGATCGCGGCGGGGGCTACTGTCGGAGTGAGCTACGTCTATGCCGAGGTGGTGACGGTGAACGCGGTAGGCGGGAGCGCGCCGACGGCGCCGTCGAACTGAACGAGGGCGTAAACAGATTTTCAGAAACGCGACGCGCGAGAGCGTTCGCGCCAATGGTGGGCATGCATGGGAGTATCGTTTTTACACGGGGTTGAAGTAATTGAGACGGTCACCGGGCCGGCGCCGATAACGGTGATCAAGTCGTCGGTGATCGGGCTGGTGGGAACCGCGCCGAGCTGGCTGGTGAGCGGGACTAGCGTCGCGCCGGCAGTGAGCGCGCCTACGCTGGTGAGCTCGTATGTGGATGCGGCGAATTTTGGGCCGATCACGCAGGGCTACACGATCCCATACGCGCTCGATGCCATCCTGAGCCAGGGCGCGGGGCAGGTGGTGACGGTCAACGTGTTCAATCCGGCCGTGCACTTCAGTGATCTGGTCGAGCAGCTGACCTTCAGCGCGGCGGGAGCGGCGAATCTCGGACGCATGGGGATCAGCAATCTGACGGTGCAGCCAACCACGACGAGCGTGGTGAGCAACGAGGCGCATACATTCGGGGCGGGCGGGACGGTGCAGCTGGCGCACGGCGTGGTGCAGAGCGCATCGCTGGTGGTGACGAGCAGTCCGGCGGGGACGACTTACAAGCAGGGCACTGACTATACCGTGGATGGACGGACCGGCGTGGTGACGCGGCTCGCCACGGGGTCGATTCCAGCGGCGGGCGCGGTGCTGATCAGCTACAGTTACTATTCGGGGACGGCGTATTCGGGCAAGACTGACTATTCGGCCGATCTCGTCAACGGCGTGATCACGGCGTTGACGGGCGGGACGATTCCGGCGAATGCGAGCGTAATCGCGTCGTTCAGCTATGCGGATCCGAGCAAGGTGCAGGATTCGGACATTATCGGCGCGGTCAGCGGATCGACCTATACGGGCCTGCAGGCGATGCTGACGACTTATGGCGCGATGGGTTTCTTTCCGAAGGTGCTGATTGCGCCGGGTTATGCCCAGAACGCGGATGTGGCGTCGGCGCTGACGACCATGGCGGGAACGCTGCGCGGCGTCGCGCTGGTGGATTCGCCGCCGAGCACACCGGTGGCGACGGCGATAGCGAACCGGGGCGTGGCGGGCAACGCCTTCGACACGAGCTCGACGCGGGTGATGCTGTGCTATCCGCAGCAGCAGTTCTTCGACACCGGAGTCGTGACGACCGGTGTTACGTTGAACGGGGGGGTGGCGGTGCAGAACCAGGCCAATGTCAATTCGGTGGGGCCGTACTCGCAATGGGTG